GGAATCGTCTACGGCGGCTCGATGCCGCGCAGTCAGGTGCGGATTGTTCATGCATGGAAGCGTGGTCCACAGGGTCGAACCATCCTGATTTGCGGCAATCACGTCGTCGAGGGCAGCGACCGCGAATGGAAGTATGACGGCTGGCCGCTGATTCTGCGCACATTCGATGAGGGTCAGATCGGAATGTGGGGCGTGGGCGCGGTGGCAAAGCTGGTCGATCTGCAGCTGGAGCTGAACGACTCCTATCAGCGCATCCGCGAGACACACCAAAAGTCGGCCATGCAGTTGATCGGACTGCAGGAAAACGAGACGGCGCCGACAAAGGTCACGAATTCTGACATCCAGATTGTCAGGTTCAAGAACACTGCGCCAGTGTTCGCGCCCATAACGGCCGTCTCGCCCGAGTGGTATCAATACGTCGAGCACCTCAAGGGCCTCGGCTATGAGACGCTTGGCGTGTCGCCGCAGATTGCCGCTGGCGTCAAGCCCGCCGGGCTCACGGCAGCCGTCGCCATCCAGGAATCGACCGAGCTGCAGCAGGACCGCCTAGCGCTGCTCTCGCAGCTCTGGGAGGGAACTGTCGTCGAAACCACTGAGTGGTGGAATCGACTCACGGGCGACCTGATTCGGGACGGCCGCGCCTCCGAGGTCAAGTACCGCGCCATTCGTCGCGGTTCTTACTCGGAAATCGCGTTCCCGATGGACGAGGGAAACAAGGATTATGACGAGGAAATTCGCGTCTACCCGTCGAGCATCTTCGGCGCCACGGTCGCCGGTCGTCTCGAGCGCGCGAACTTCCTGATCGATAAAGGTTGGCTCACGCGTGAAGACGCCATGCGCGCGGCCGACGTGCCCGACCTGTCGCCGATTATCGATCTGCAGCTCGCGCCGCAGTATGCGATGGAATCGATCGTTGACGACATCCTCGAAGAAGGGAAGTACAACACGCCGCCGCCGTACCTGAACGCGGAGACGCTGTTCAACTACGCGCGGCAACGCTACTTGTTGGCCTGGTCGAGCAAGGCGAACTATCCAATCGGCCACATGGCGCTGCTCTCGAAGCTGATCGACGCCATCGACCCGACGAAGCTTGCGCCGGGCGTAGCTCAGCAGATGCTCCCCGGCCCTCCTGCGCCGCCGCCTGGCGCTCCATTGCCGACGTCGCCGGTCCCGCAAGCCACGCCGATGCCCACCGGCGCGCCGCCGGTGCCGCCGCCGCAAGGTCCCGTTCAGTAAGACGCAACCCAACGACGAAAGAGAGAACACATGGCCAACCGAAGTTCAGAACCAGCCCCCGCGCCGCCGCCTGCCAAGGCAGAACCCGCGCCAACGCCAGTCGCCGCGAAGCCGGCACCGAAGCAGGGCATTCCCAACTTTGCCGAGGACAGCGCCGAGACTGAGCCCGTAGCCCTCGCCTGGAATGACTACGACGCTGAAGACGGCGGCGGGATGCCTACCGGCGACCAGCGCCTGGGCCTCGAGGGGACCAGCGTCGAAGGAGTCGGCCGGCCCGTCAAGGGCAAGAAGACCAACGTCAATGTCGCCGGCACCGATGCCGAGGGAGACCCTGACGTCCATCTCGATGCCAACACGGCCGAAGGCGACGAAGCAACGGCGGCCACCGAGGGCACGGATGCCGAAGAAGAGGCGCCCAAGCTCACCGGAAGTGAACGGCGCCGCGCGGCGCTAGCGGCCCTCGAGCGTGAGCAGCAGACGCGCGCCATCGAGACGAATCTGATCGCGGAGCGTAGCCGGCGCGAAGAACTCGAAGGCAAGCTCAAGAATGCCAGTCTCGGCGAGCTCCTGGCCATGCGCGGGATGCGCCGCGACGACGCGCTGGAATCGCTCATCGCCGGCAAGGAGGGCAAGCCGCCCGAGGAGCTGACGCCCGAGCAGAAGCGAGAGGCGCAGCGCGATGCGGACATCGAGGCCCTGAAAAAGGACCGAGACACCCGAGACAAGGAAATCAGCCGCCTGCAGCGTCAGGAGAACATGGGCCGCGTCGTCACGGCCACGCAGGCGATTGAATCGGTGCCGGTGGTGCATGCCGCCATGAAAAGCGGCGTCATCGTCGATCATGACGAAAAGACCGGCGCTCCGCTGACCGCGGCCGAATGGATCGGCGGCCTGGCCGAAGCCGAATGGACCAAAGCCGGCTCGCCGACCGGCAAGCAGAAGGCATACCTCAAGGCGGCAGCCGAGGTGCTCGAGGACAAGCTCATCGCAGACCATTCGGCAATCACGGAGGCCATCGCAGCCAAGAACGGCGGAACGACCAGGCGCGAACCGCCAGCCCCGCCCCGTCCGCCATCCCTGCGCCGCCCCGCGGCCCGCCCAGATGCGCGGCCCAAGCCATTGCCCCGCGACCGCGACGCGCTCGACATCGAGCTCAAGAGGCGATTCAACCTGAGGTAACGCAATGCCGCTGAATCCGGGTAAATCAAAGGCCGCATTCTCCCAGAACGTTGCTACCGAACGCAACGCAGGCCGACCAATTAAGCAGGCAGTAGCAATTGCTTATTCGGAGCAACGGCACGGAAAGAAGAAGCAATCATTCCATGATGGCCTGAAATAGGTTTGCCAATCGGCCTAGTAAGTGCATTCTAGATTGGTCCTGTAGTAGCGCACACGACGAAACCGAAGACGAAACTCTGAAAGCGCGAAAGCAGGTGGTTCGTCCACCCCTTTCCCAACGGAGTCTCGTCATGTCCCATGTTCTCGGTTTCATCACGCTGCTGCTCATCGCGGGCGCGGCGCTCGATTCGCTCGCCGGGGCGCTCGGGTTCGGCACGCTCGCCACCGTCGGGGGTTCGTTCAACAACCTCGTCGGCGCTCTCAAGATTCGTTACGACAACAACTTTCTCGGCGCGGTCGGCTGGTCCAAGGGCCCGCTTGGCGCGATGATCAAGAAAGTCGCATGGACGGGCAAGAACGTTGCCTATCCCATGCGCATCGGTAACTCGCCGGCTCGTTCTGCGACGTTCAGCGTCGTCAAGGCCAAGTCGGAGGACGCGACGTTTGGCTTTACCAGCGTTGCGCAGCCGACGTTGACGTGGTTCCGCGACTATGGCCGCGCGACCATTGACGGCCTGTTGCTGGCGACCGCTGGCGACAAGCTCGGCACGTTCTACGACGACATGGTTCTCCAGGTCGACGGAATCATGGACGCGACGATGCACTCCTTCTGCACGAAGGTGTATCGGGCGGGCTTCGGCAAGATTGGCGTTGTCGATGCGTCAACCAACGTCGCGACCGCGAACCTCGTCATTCAGGACCTCGAGGATATGTACCTGTTCGAAAAGAACATGGACATTCAGTTCGCGCTGACCGAGTCGTCGGGCGCGCTGAAGGGGGCCGGCGGGTTTCTGACCGTTCTGGGCATCAACTATTCGACGAAGACCCTCGCCCTGAACGCGAACATCAACTCCCTCGGTGGCGTTGCGGTCGCGGTCCTGGATTCGGTCTTCGCTCGTGGCGATCGACAGGACAACGCGAGCCCGGTGCGCACCTGCGTTGCGGGCATGGATGCGTGGCTGCCGACGGCTCAGCCCGGCGGCGGAGATTCGTTCTTCAGCATGCCGGACCGCTCGACGGATTCGCGACTCGTCGGGACCATCCTCGATGCGTCTGCCCTGTCGGAGGAAGAGGCCCTGATCAAGCTGGCGGCCGAGTGCGCTCGCGTCGGCGGCAAGCCGAAGATGGGCTACATCAACCCGACCCGTTATGCGAACTTGCTGCTCCAGGGGCAAGCGAAGTACCGGCCGGCGACGGTAACCGGGCCCGCGGGCATCGGCTTCGACGGCGTGCAGGTCAAGACGCAGTTCGGGGACATCACGATTTTCCCTGACCTGTACTGCCAGAAGAACCGTTTGTTCCTGCTCGAAATGCCGAGCTGGAAGGCGTATGGAGCGGGGTCCTCGAAAATCCCCGACATCCTGCGCCAGGACGGAAACAAAATCTTGCGCATGACCGACGAGGACGCGATCGAATGCCGCGCCGGCTATTACGCAACGGTCGGGTGCAACGCTCCCTGCCACAACGGCGTTGCTTTCTGGACCTAAGCCATGGCGTTCCAATTCGGCAATCGTCAGGCGGCCCTTCCCGAGTTGGGATGGTCCAAGCGTAAGGGGGTCATTCGCTTCGGCGCGCTGGTCACCATCGGCGGCGCTGGGGCCATCTCGAGCCAGGACAAGAGCGAATTCACGGGCATGGACCAGGCCGTGAAGACGGCGGCGACAACCGGGCGGTACACGTTCCGGTTGCCGTCGCTGTTTCGCAACCTGCGAGGCGCGGACGTGACCATTCTCGGTCCCGACACCGCGAACTATGGCGCCAATACCACCGGCCTTCAGTGGTTCTGGCGTCGCAACGACATCGACACCGCGAACGTCAACGGCACCTCGAATAAGGACGGCACGATCGAACTCCAGTTCATCCAGACGTCCTATGCCGATGCCGAGGTTCCGAGCGGTGTCTCATTCCTCGTCGAAATCGACGCCGAGACGGGGGTGTAATCGTGGGCTACGGCGGAATGTCCAGCGCCGTTGCGCTCAAGATGAGCGGCAGCGGCGGTGGCAAGAAAAAGCCGGGGTTCATGGACGCGGCTGATCCGGTCAACCCCGACACCGAGGATGAGACTGGGTCGGCCGACATGGCCACCGGTGACAGCGGCAAATCCGAGCCCAGCGACACCGGCGACTCCGAGGGACCATCGGACATCGGCGACGAAGGGGAAGGGCCGGAGATGGGCAGCTACGACGCGGTGGAAGATGACGCCGCGTCGGAGTTGGCCGGCATCGTCGGCGTGCCGGACGACAAGCGGGAGGCGTTCAAGTCGGCGCTTTCCGATTACGTCGCTGCCTGCGTGAAGAAGCAGAGCAAGGGGAAGTAAATGGCGGCCACGTTGGCCCAGCTGCGCGCTCGTGCCCGCGTTTTGGCGGACATGACGAACACTCAGTTCCTGACCGATGCCGAGTTCAACGACTTGGTGAACGATGGAATTGACGCACTCTGGGCCGACGTGACGTCAGTCAACAAGGATTTTCGCAACAAGGTTTTCGCGTTCAACATCACTTCGACGGCTACGAACTTCATCGTCCTTTCGTCCGTTGTCACCGACTTTCGTGAAGTCCGCTATGTGCGTCGCGACCCGGGGACTACGAATCAGAAAATCCTGAATAAGCTCGGCATGCGCTCCGGCTCGATGCAGGCCGAGCAGTCATACCGCCTACAGGACGCCAATCTCTATATCGAGCCGTTCCTGAACAGCGTAGCGGCCTACGACCTAATCTATATCCCGCAGTCTCCGCGCCTTGCTGCCGACGGTTCGGTACTGGACCTGGAGCTCGACCAGTTCGCGGAGTACGTGATTCTCCATGCCACGATCAAGGCTCTCGGCAAGGAAGAGAGCGACGAGCAGGCGGCGACCTTCCTGGCTCTCTTCGACCCGAATGGCGACGGCAAAAAGGGCGAACGCGGCAAGGTCATGCGGTGGGCCTCCGACCAGCGCAGCGCCGACCCTGACCAGGTCGAAGACGTCCGCGGCTCGCGGCGTTCACGCACCAACTGGCCGACGTTCTGATGGCGCAGCTCCAAAAGCCAAACAGGGGCGCGACCGGTGACCCGGATTCCTTGCTGGGTCTTCTCGCCAATTTCTATGACAATATTCGGTCGCTCCTTGGAATGCGCACACCTGATACCGTTCCTGCGCTCAAGGCGATCACAGTCCAGGACCATCGCTCCTTGCGCAACCAGGTCGGCGACTACGCCGGCCAACTCGGTCCGCGTGCCTGCATCGTCGCGGGCCGTACGGGACCGCTCGACGGTGGCGAAGGCGTCTACGTCTGGGATGCGACGTCAACGCTCGCCGACGATGACGCGGCGACGATTCAGCCGCTTTCGCTTGGCGGGAAGCCGGGGCGCTGGCGCAAGGGGTCATTCTAATGGGCGTCGAATGGTCTCCCATCTCGTGGCCGCTGACCGGCGGCATCGAGACGAAGAAATCCCCGCTCGCAGTGGCTCCGGGCTCGTTCATCAAGCTGGAGAATGTTCGCCAGGAGCGCGACAACGAATGGCGCGCGCGCAACGGCAACACCCACAACGCGATCGATGACATCCCTTCATTCCCGGTGCGCGAAATCGGCTTGCCTAACGGCGGCCGTATCGCGATGACCAACGAAGTCGGCGTGTCGCCGGCCGCGCTGCTCTATCAGTCAGGCGCCACCTCGAGCCGCTGGCAACGCATGGACGCGACGTCATGCGGCCAGACAACGCCGATGGTCTGGTCGCGCTCGCCGGTGGCTGCCGTCGATGCGCCCGTCCAGGTGGACTACTGCGAAGGGTCGGTGTATTCGCTGACCGCTTGGGCGGGGACCGTGGGCGCTAGCCTCGGTCTGTTCTACCGGATTCAGAACAAGGCGGACGGGACGACGTTCCCGAATTCGGCCACGTTCCCGACTGGCTTGGTATCGGCGACGGGCATCCGTCCGCGCTGCATCACTGCCGGGAATCGCCTGTGGTTGATCTACGTCGAGACGTCCACGAACGTCGTCAACGTCCACGGCTGGGACGGAACCACGGGTGCTCTCGTGGTTCACAGCGCGACACAGCCCGGGACGGTCAATGCCATCCATTTCATGGACGCCTACTACTACG